GCTGAACTTGCTGCTCAAGGAGTTAAACTTCCTCCAATCAATACCTTGAAATCAGCCTTGTCCGTGCCTCATATTAGAGCAACAGGAGATCCTAGAGCTGATGCATTGTTGACAAGATTTGGATATGACCCACGATGAACATATTTGAAATAACCTTGCCCGCAACACCTCACGCTACCTTGTTGGAAAGTGTGTGTCGTGATCTCACTCGAGATCAACGTCGTGTTGTAGAAGGTATTGTCAATCAACTGCGTCCCTTGTTTGAAGCACCTTTGACCCAAACAAAAATTGATCAAATATTTTCTCAAGCAGAACAAAATCTCACCAGTGCTGGCGTTAATCGCTCAGGTGTTGGTCAGGCAGTAGATGTAACCAAAGCAGTGGGCAGTAAAGTAGGCAGTGCAGTTGGCAGCACTGCTGGTGCTGTCAACGATGCTATCAACAAGTTAGGCGGTTACCTACAGACCACTGCACCTGTGAAGTATTTTGATGATCAGTTTGATGAGCTAAAGCGCAAAATCACTGCCAAGTTGGGTGCCGACAGCAAAACAATGGCTATAGTTGATCAACTGGGTCAATACGCTAAAGCCAACCCTGGCAAGACAGCCTTTGTGATAGGTGCACTCACAGCAGTGGCATCCTTTGCTGGCGGTCCTGCAGGTGGTGCTGTTGCTGGTCAAGTGTTACGTGGAGCAGTAGAATTACTCAAAGGTGAGAAGTTATCAACTGCTGTGGGACGAGGTGCAAAGTCTGCAGCCATTGGTGGAGCTTTGGGCGCCGGCATAACCGCACTAGGTGATTATTTTGGAAACATCAAGGTTGTTGCCAGTCAGATACCAGGATATACACAGCTTGCTAAACTCGACTTTATTCGGCAAGACGTCCAGGTTGGTGGTAACAATCCTGGATACTTTTTTGGTGATCTTCGTGGAATAGAGATTCCTAGTCAATTAGCTCCTAAATTAAAATTACTTTTAGATCAGGTTTCAAACTATATCGATCGTAACGATTGGGCAAGTGCAGGTAAATTTTGGAATGAAGTTACAGCCATAGTTGATAATCCAGAGGTACGGCAGTATGTAAAAGAGATAGCTGGTAATAATCAAACATTATATGATCAAGCAGTAGCTAATGCTGCTAATTTTAAGGAAGTAGCCGCTAAAATTTCTTCAACGCTTCGTGCGGCGGTACAAGGTGGATTAGCAGGAGCATCTGCAGCACCTGCGCCGGCAGCTAAAACTCCTACTGCCGGCACTGCAACAAATCAGGTTCGCGAACATCACATTAGATTAACCAATAAAGAAGTACACGAAATATTTGCTGTTGCTGGTAGCTTGTTAAACGAAGGACCGATGGATTGGTTGAAAACCAAAGGTAAAAATCTCACTACCAAAGTCACAGCTGACAAGTTAAAATCCATGTGGACAAAAGACGGTAAACCCATGGACAGCGAGAAAATAGCTGCGATATTAAGACAAGCTGGAGTTAAAGATGATGTTGTTGCATCTGCATTCAATGCAGTAGAAGCACCAGTACCGTCGTGGGTTAGAACCCCCGCAGCAGCACAACCTGCTGTCGAACCTGCTGCTACTACTGCTGCCACTGCTACTCAACCTGCTGCTGCCACTGCTACTCAACCTGCTGCAGGTAAATCAGCCACCGCTGCTCCGGCAATGGACACTGATCAAATTCTTAAATCATATGAAATGATGACCCCAGAACAAAGAAAACAATTGATCAAGGATTTAGAAATAATTGACGATCGTGACAGACTGGCCACCGGCACAAATGAAAGCCACAAGAGACAAAGAAGAATATGAATTTAAACGAAGGCGGCAACGTATTCAAAGATACAGCAGGTAATCCGCTTACACAGCGTATTGCTCAAGCTGACGTGATGCCCACAGCCAAATGGCTGGAACAGATCACTGGCCTTGATCTCACAACAGATCGAGACCCGCGCGATGGCAAACCCGTCAAGTGGTTAGGCTCAACTGGTCGTAAAGCTGATTCGGGCGACCTAGACATGAGTGTGGATGCTGGAGAAATGAGCAAAGATCAGTTGGTTGCGGTATTGTCGCAGTGGGCCAAAAGCAAAGGTGTGGATCCTGCCAAATACATCAAGAAGTCGGGATCAGCTGTACACTTCTTTACTGCCATTGGGGGTGATCCTAAAAACGGCTTTGTACAAACAGACTTTATGTTTAGTAACAAGCCGCGCTGGACACAGTTTGTATTAAGCAGTGATCCTAAGAGCAAATACAAGGGTGCGCTACGCAACATCATGATGAATTCAATGGCCAAAGCCTTGGGTTACAAACTGAATCAAAATGACGGCATCATGAATCGTGCCACCGACGAAATGATCACTGATGATCCTGCCATGGTGGCGCAGATGTTGTTGAGCCCAAATGCCACACCTTCTGACTTGTACAGCGTAGAATCTATTCTCAAGGCCCTAGAAGCAGATCCTAAACGTGCTGCAAAAATTGCTGACTTTAAAGCACACATGGAACGTGAAGGCATACAGTTTGACGAAGGCATTTACGAAAACACAGACTTGTATACAGAATATAACGAAGTCAGTATCATGGCCCGTTTACGTGATCGTATTGTAAATCAAGGCATGCAGGTTATTGTAGAAGGTGTGCGCATTGAACATCCAGAGGACATGATTTTTGATCAGCGTCCCAGTGCTGGTCTTAAACAGGCCTTAGATGGTATTGTGGCCGCTGCTCAAAATCCCAGCGAAACCACTGTCAAGTGGGATGGCAAGCCTGCCATCATATTTGGTCGCAAACCAAACGGAGAGTTTGTGCTCACAGACAAGTCAGGATTTGGAGCCAAGGGCTATGATGGTCTGGCCACAAGTCCAGAACAGATTGCACAAATCATGAACATGCGTGGCGGAGAACGTGGTGAACTTGTTGCACTGTATCAACGTTTATTTCCCTTGTTACGCCGTGCTGTGCCACAGGACTTTCGTGGCTACATTCAAGGCGACTTGTTGTACAGCGAAACACCTGAGCTAGTGGGCAACGACTATGTGTTTACACCCAACACAGTAAAATACACTGTACCGGCTGATACAGAATTAGGCAAGAAAATTGCACAAAGCCAAGCAGCAGTGGCCATACATACTGCACTCGCTGCTCCGGGTGCTGCACCCACTCCTATTCGTGCTGCTGCTCTAACTGATAGCCCTGGGCTTTTGATCTTGGATCCCAGTTTAAAAGAGCCTCGCAAAATACAATTAAATGATAAATCAGTCAAGGACGCCAACAGTTTGCTCACAAAGTATGGTTCTGCAATGGATCGCCTGTTTAATCCTGCCGAACTGCGAGCACGTAAAATCAGCGACTTTCCTGCCTTAATTAAAACCTACATCAACAGCCGTGTTCGATCGGGCAGTTACGACAACTTGATCGGCGGGTTTGGTGAATGGGTCAAACAAAAAGCACCTGCCAAGGCACCACGCATATTTGAATGGGCCACAGAAAACAAGCAAGCAGTGGCAGCACTATTTCAAGCGTTCTTGGAAATATCCAACCTTAAGAATCAAGTGGTTCGTCAGCTGGATGCACAAGCACACGATGTCAAAGCCAGTATCAACAACGAACCTGGACACGAAGGCTATGTGGGCAATGGCATGAAGTTTGTGGATCGCATGCGTTTTAGTGCTGCAAATTTTGCTAAAAACAATCCTGAATTAGGATAGGTACTGGCCGATTTCTTCCTTTTGGTATAAATAAGTGCAGGGACGAAATTGTCCCACTTAACCAAGGAGCTTTAAAATGGCATATTTTCCACCAGCAAATGGCGATGCACAACCGGTATTCGCATTAGACATCAACAACGGCGCCCAACAAGGCGACATCTCTGCCGCTGCATTAGTGCAGATGGCAGGTCCTAAGTTAGACTACTTCAAAGTTATCGTTCAGAACGGTTCACAGCAAGCAGTTGACATTACTAACCAGTTGGGTAACGTAACAAATGGTGTTTTCACACCAGGTGTTGTTGTTCAGCTCAACCAGGCTATCCAGCAAACAGCTACAATCGCTATGTATCAAGTTGAAGCTGACACAAGCGGTCAGATCAGCTACGGTATCTACCCAAGTGGTGCTTGGACTGCTGCTACTCTTGACGCAGCTCTTAAGGCACTGGGCAACGTTCAGATCACAGCCAGCAATGGTACAGTGACTGGTGTTAACGTTTCGGGTACAGACGTTACAAACGTAGGTTTCAAACTAGCCTAATAGCCAGTTCGTTACTGACACAGCCCCGGATTTATTTCGGGGCTTTCTTTTGACCATTAAATACCTACACTATGCAACCACTTAATACAATTCCATTATGGCCTGTTTTGATGTACGATTTTCAATGGGCAGAACACGATCAATATCGTGACGAACTTGCTCGGGTATGTTATGATCTTGAAGCTAAGAAGCATGTCAGCAATGTGGCACCAGATGCCAAACGCGGTTTATACGAAAGTGGGTTTGATTTTGTGACCACAGATTCGCCTGCTATTGTTGCATTTAGTCATTGGGCCAAACAATGTTTATTTCGTGCTGCTGCCAACGCCAATAAGCCGTATTGGCCCCCGGGCATGAATGTCAATGTAGAAATACACGAGTCCTGGTGCCACATTACCCGCGACGGCGGCTATCACGACATGCATGCTCATCCAGGTAGTTCTTGGTCTGCTATCTATTATGTAGACACCGGAGACATGGGTGCTGCTGAAGATAAAAATGGTGTCAACAGATTTTACAATCCCAATAATTGTGCGTATGCAGATGCCGGAATGGCCTGGACAAACCGCAACACCAGTATTGATTTCAGAGCTGAACCTGGCATGATGATTGTTTTCCCCAGTTGGGTACAGCATTCTGCGGTTGTTTATCGCGGCACAACAGATCGCATAGTGATTGCATTAAATTCAAGAATAACACAGGCCGATATGTCACAGATGTCGATATCAATATGACTGTAAGAATAAAATGTACTACCCGCTTTGACATCACTGAAACTGGTATACGCAATCGTGTGTTTAGATCAAACATGCCGTTTTGTGACAAAACTGGACGAACAATCACAACACAAGCAGAATGGCAACTGGCCAGAAATCAGCAATGTAACTGGGAAACTGTAAATCAAGTGATCAGTTTACGTACATTGCCTGAACGTATATCAACACCGCTTGTGGATTCTGCTGCTGCAACTTGGTCATTTGAGTTTGATGTAGTTGATCCAGGTTCTGTTACCTTCAACAACAACCCTGTTGGATATCTAGTAGCTGACTGCAACGGCGTTCCCATGATAACCGGACTCGGAGAATCTCAGGATAATGCTGCTTTTTTATCTACTCAAGGCTCAGCAGCCAATATTTGGTTTGATGTTGTTCAGCAAATAGACGATAAATAATCTGTCTAAGGATCCGTTATGGTTGACACAACTGATATTGAAAAAAAGAGTTTGGAAGCACACGTGGAACTGTGTGCAGAACGCTATCGTTTTCTTGAAAACAAACTGGAAACAGTTGAATCCACTGTCAGTGCCATGAATGTAATGGTAGCTGATATCCGCAGTATGATGGACGAAGTTGTCAACAAGCGCAATGATCAAATCATCAAATGGGGCACTGCCGTCATCGGTGTGCTGGTAGCGTCTATTGGTTACTTGCTGATGCACTACGTGATCCGATGAAACAAGATGCTGTTTTAAAACAGCTGGAAAAGCTGGTAGAAGAAGATTTTGAACAGATTAAAGATAATTTAATATTCTGTGACAACAATCAATATCATGTTTTTGACACTTATACAATAACAAAAAATTCCTCCGGTACGTTTGATGTTGTAAAACGTCGCTACGATCCAAAAACTTTCAGTTCCTTGCGTATTGCGTTCAGCTGGTGTATTGCTGACAAATATCAACAGATTAACTTGGCTTATCGCTTGGTAAGCCTAGACAAAGAAAAACTACGCATGTCTGATGACATTGCTGTACGACAGTCTTTGTTAAAAACCATTAGCAATGTAGAGCGTAAAGAAGTTGCGCACCTTAAGCTAACAACCAAAAAAACCACAATGTACACAGTAGAAAAACAATTAACTAAATGTGTCAATTTGGCTAAATACTGGCAAATACAAGGATTCAACCGCGATGAAACTGCACGAACTAGACGCACTCAAACAACAAGATAAAGCAGCACAAGTATTAGAACAACGATTGGGTCAAACCGTTTCGTTTAATAATCTTACTCTGCGTGAATCACGCCATATGCTGATGCGTGTGCGTGGGCTGATCAATGAGCACAGATCCAGTGCTGCATCGCACTCAAGCGAACGTGATCCTGCTTATCTCAAACTGCTTATGCTTGAATCTGGTCTCAAAGGACGCCTGCACGAGGCTGCTATGCCAGCTCCGGCAGCACCAGGTACAGAACCTACCATGGCTGTTGATCCCAAAGATCCCAAAGTTCAAGCTGCAATGAAAAAATCGCAAGCTGGCCAAACTCTCAATCCTGAAGAGCAAAAGCTGGTGGGAGCCATTGCTACTGCTTCTATGCAGAAAGAATCAATGCAAGCACGTCGCAGACTACGCGAAAGCGAAATCCAACAAGCTCAAGTTGTGTTGGCTGCACAAGACATGGTTGATCAAGTACAAAAAATGCTGGAACAGATCAGCGCCATGCAGTTTAAAGATCTGCCAGCCTTGACAGATTCAATCAAGAACGACATGGGTGTTGATCAAGCCACTGCTTATCAATCAGCTGCTGCTGCCGCACTTACACAGTTGTTGTCCAGTGTGCAACAAGGTAAGACAGCCTTAGAAGGCGCACAAGGCACATTGACAGGTACTGCTCCAGTTGTACCAGGTGCTGAGCCTGCTGCAGACATGGGTGCTGACTTAAACGCTGAGCCTGCCCCAGAAATAGGAGCCGAACTTGATGTCGATGCTGAAGCTGCACCAGCTGACGAAGAAGAGCCAACACCGTTAGGTGGTGCCGGCTTGGGTCGTGAACGCCGTGACGTAGCCGAAGCTGCTAAACCCGACTACATTGATTTAGACAAAGACGGCAACAAGAAAGAATCAATGAAGAAGGCTGCTGCGGACAAAAAGAAAAATCCTTTTGCCAAGAAAACCAAGTAATGCGACTTGACGAATTCGACGTATCTACACAAAGCACAACAGAACTGGCTGCATTAAGCCAGTTTTTGTTGGCACGTGCGCAAGATACAGATGCACAAAAGAAAATATCTATTGCTGCATTTCTTGAATTGGCCAACAACATAGGTGTCAGCCTAACTGACTCTCAACTGCGCAATCTGGTTCAGCAGGCTCCGCTAAATGAATTAATTGCCGATGTCACTGACACCGAAATCATATTCAAAGGTGCTGTAGAAGGTGCACCAAACATGACTGTGGATCAGGCTCGCGACACTGTTGACACAATGGCCAAGCGGGCACTAAACAAAAAAGGACTTTAACATGTTAGAAACAATTTTCTGGTTATTACTAGGTGCTTTTGTTGGATGGAACTTTCCACAACCTGATTTTGCCAAAGCCATTCAATCCAAGATACTGGGTTTCTTTAAGCGATCGTGAATCTTGTTTATATTCACGGTGCCAGTGCCACCGGGGATAGCTTTAATTACATTCGGCACCACCTCAACCACCATGACGAAATTGTCATAGAGTACGACAGCCAAAATGGATTTGATCGTAATCTCGATGACATGAAACGCATTGTGTCCAACATTGAAGAGATTGTGTTTGTGTGCCACAGCTTAGGTGGCATATACGCACTACATCTAGCTGATGCTTTTCCAGATCGAGTTTCTGGTGCAGTAACAATGAGCACACCATATGGTGGCGCCGAATCAGCTGACTATGCCAAATACTTCTTACCGTTTAATCGTCTATTGCGCGATATCGGCCCTAGTAGTACTCCGATGAAAACTGCCGGAAAAATTAGAATACAACATCCATGGTTAAACATAATAACCACTCGTGGAGATAGTCCTTGGATCATGCAACCCAATGATGGAGTGGTAACCATAAGCAGCATGAGGCATCGTTCCGAAATGCAATTCGAAGAGCTTTACATCAATCATTATGAAGTGGTAATGAGCCCCAAAACAGTCGATATTATCAAAGAGTTCGTGTATAATATTAAATAGCAATATAGTCCAAGGAGGCCTATCGTGAAACGAATACTTCTCAGTTTAATCTTAACAATTTTTGTTGTGGGCACTGTCCAAGCCGGCGGTTATGGTTATAATCGCGGCTACAACAACGGTTACAATCGTGGCTACAACAATGCATGGGCCTGGGGCGGAGCAGCCTTTTTGGGTGGAGCCATCATTGGCGGCGCTCTCACATATGGAGCAAGACCTTACTACGCACCTCCTCTGATTTATTATGCACCTCCGCCGCCTGTTTATGCACCACCCCCGGTGTATTACACACCTCCCAACACTTACGTGGATCCCAATCCCCCACCAGTGCTATACTGGGATAGTGTGTGTCAATGTTATAGATAAGGAAATAATTTAAGATTTATACTGGGCGAAGAAAATCGCAAAAAATGGGATAGTTTTCAACCAGATGATGTAGTACAATCTATTATAGGAGATTGAAATGGCATATTCAAAAGAAGTCTTGGACCATTATGAAAATCCAAGAAATGTAGGAACATTTGATAAAGGAGATGCGCAAGTTGGGACCGGCTTAGTCGGTGCCCCAGCTTGCGGTTAGAGGAGATGTAATGAGGTTACAGATTAAAGTTCTAGATGGCATTATTACAGATGCAAAATTCAAAACATACGGCTGCGGATCGGCCATTGCCAGTTCGTCATTGGTTACTGAATGGGTCAAAGGGAAAACTCTTGACCAAGCATTAGAAATTCGTAATATGGATATTGCTGAGGAGTTGGCTCTCCCGCCTGTAAAAATTCATTGTTCCATCCTAGCCGAGGATTCTGTCCGTGCAGCCATAGCAGACTACAGAAATAAACATGATAACCATAACTGAAACAGCAGCAAAGAAGATTGTCAGCAACATAGCCAAGCGTGGATCAGGTGTGGGCATTCGAGTGGGTGTTAAAACCACAGGGTGCTCGGGCTTGGCCTATGTGCTAGAATATATGGATGAAGCACCTTGTACCTGGGACTGGACTGAGTATGAGCGAGACGGTGCCAGAGTTTGGGTCAATAGCAAAGATTTGGCCTATATCGACGGCTTAGAAATAGACTACACACGTCAAGGTCTCAACGAAGGCTTTGATTTTTCCAACCCCAAGGAATCGGCTCGCTGCGGATGTGGCGAGAGTTTTACAATCTAATGATAACACAACGATATAATTATGTGCCCATTGACAGAACCACTGTGGATGGCAAGAGACACTATTGCTTGCCTGATGGCAAGAAAGTACCCAGTGTAACAACCGTCCTGGACCGCACCAAGCCGCAGAAAGATCGCGACGCCTTGGCCAACTGGCGCAAGAATGTAGGTGAACAACGTGCCCAGCAAATCACCACAGAAGCAGCCAACAGAGGCACACGCATGCATGCCTACTTGGAAACTTATGTGATGATGGACGAAATGAAGCCTTTGCCCAGCAACCCATTTGCACACCCAAGTTGGTTCATGGCAGCCGAAATTATCTTGCAAGGTTTGGTAAATGCCACAGAATTCTGGGGTACAGAAGTTCCTGTGTATTATAGTGGGTTATATGCTGGTACTACAGACTTGGTAGGTAAATGGAAAGACCGACCTGCTATCATGGACTTCAAACAAAGCAACAAGGTCAAGAAGCGTGAGTACATCACTGACTACTTCTTGCAGTTGGCAGCATACGCACAAGCCCACAATGAAATGCACGGAACAGACATCAACACCGGTGTTATTTTAATGGCTGTGCAGCCCAAACTCTTGGAAGATCAAACCTACACTAAACCACAGTACTTGGAATTTGTCATTGAAGGTGACGAATTTGACTACTGGACTGATGAGTGGACCAAGCGAGTTGAGCTGTACTATCTAACAGCATAAATACCTAATCAAATAGGTATACGTAAATGGCCATTGTACAAATCTCTAGAATTACCAACCGTAAAGGGTTAATAGAAAACCTGCCGCAGCTGGCTGGCGCTGAATTGGGCTGGGCTGTTGATACTCGACAGTTGTTTATCGGTAACGGTACATTGCAAGAAGGTGCCCCAGTAATCGGAAATACTGAGATCTTAACAGAATTTTCAGACATTACAGCAGTCAGCAACTACACCTACAAAGACATTGCTGTTGGCTATGCAGCACAAACAGGTCCTACAGCCAGTGATCCAGTGGTACGCACAGTACAAGCCAAGCTGGACGACTTTGCAGATGTTAGAGATTTTGGTGCTGTCGGTGACGGTGCTGCTGATGACACAGCAGCCATTAATCGTGCCTTGTTCCAATTATACTGTGTAGAAGCCAACACACAGATCCGCCGTACTTTGTATTTCCCAGCCGGTACTTACAAAATAACAGAAACTATTATCGTTCCTGCCTATGCTAAATTAGTAGGCGAAGGTGCAAACTGTACCACAATTTATTTAGATACCAGCAGCGATATTTCCAGCTTGAGCGCATACGTGGCTCGCTACGGTGATAGCCTACAGCAGACCGGTGTCAACATAGGCAACAACGGTGCCACTGCTCCTACCAACATTGAAATCTCGTCAATGACATTTCAAACAGCAGAAGTCACTGATGTATTCTTAGTTGAAGATGCCACACAGTGTTACTTTGACAGCGTGAACTTTGTGGGCCCGTTGACCGCAACTGATATCATTGCCACCCCCAGTGCTGACAACATTGCCGGCGTGCGTTTTGCCAGCACAGTCAGCTTGGTATGTAATCAAATCACATTTGACAAGTGCCGTTTCCAAGGCTTAACATACGGTATCAACACAGATCAAGAAATCAATTCTGTCACAGTCAGCAATGGTGCATTTGTCACACTGTACCAGGGTATCTCTCTGGGTACTGGCACACCTGTCAACGGAGGCGCAACGGGATTCCGCGCAGTACAAAACTTGTTTGATGAAATATATTCTGAAGGCATTATATATGATAATGTTGATCTCAACGTATCAGCTTACAATGTATTCTACGATGTAGGTAATCAATATTCGTCCAGTCCTGCAACACCAGTTGTTTTGTTTGGCAGTGACAACAACGTGTCGATCAGCGACATGTTTGAACGCGACGATGTTGATGCACGGATAGAACCCAGAGTCGAAGTTACAGGTTCTGCCACCACTACTGGCACACAAATACAAGTGGGTCACTATGCCAGAGAGAATGGTAGAATCTTCACCCTGACAGATAACCAAAGTAATCAAACTATTTTTACAACCGACACATCCACTATCAAAGCCTACGAGATGACTTACACTATCATACGAGATACTGTAGTTCGTTTTGGAACCTTGGTTGTCACAGCAGGATCTGTATCGCCAGCAGTAAGCTATGCTGATGAATACACTGAAGATGCCAGCTCGGGCATTACTTTAAGTGTAACTAGATCAGGCGATGTAGTCAGTGTACTTTATTCAAGTACATCAACAGGTTTATCCGGAACCATAACATATTCCTTAGCACGACTAGCTTAATGTGGAAACACCTGTATCAAGAAAGACTTGCTGATTGGTATCATCTTCGGCAAGCAGCCTCTGCGGTAGAACTTCCTGAGCAGTTACAACTGATCAACACCTGGTGGTTCCGCGCACCTATTGTCAACAGAGTAGTAACGTGGGATAACCCAGCTGAATGGCCAACTCCCTGGGATTTATTAGTGAATAACGGCTATTGTGATCTTGCAAAAGCTCTCGGTATCGTGTATACTTTACTGTTGTTGGATCGTCAGCTATATACTGATCTTGAGATCATTTCAACAGGCCAAGACAATTTAGTCCAGATCGACTCTGGGAAATATATATTGAATTGGGCTCCTGGTGAAGTGTTAAATACCAACTCAACACCACTCACTGTGCTCCAACGTATCAACAGTAAAGATTTAGCAAGTTTTTTACAATAAGCGACAAATGACAATTCAAGTTCAAAAAAGAAACGGTAATCGTGAGCCTTTAAACATCGATAAATGGCAAGCGCAAATTACCAAAGTTTGCAGTGGCATAGCAGATGTAAGTCAATCGATGATAGAAATCAAAAGCCAGCCGCATTTTTACGATGGCATTACCACAAAAGAAATCGACGAAATAACTCTACGTGCTATAGTGGATTTGATTGATGTAGAATCCAATCCTGATGTGGGACATGTAAATTATCAATATGTAGCCGGCAAGCAACGCTTGAGTATGCTCCGCAAGGACGTATATGGTAGTTACGAGCCTCCTCGCCTGTACGAAATCGTTTGCAAGAACGTGGCAGCAGGTGTGTATACCAGTGAACTACTGACTTGGTACACAGAAGATGATTGGAATCGCATGGACGACATCATCGATCACGAGAAAGATGAACAGTACGGATATGCTGCAATCGAACAGCTGATCGAAAAGTATCTGGTGCGCAATCGTACCACAAAAGAAACATACGAAACTCCACAAGTGCGATACATGGTTGCGGCAGCAACAGTATTTCATCGAGAAGAACCCAACACAGTCCGTATGCGTTATATCAAAGAATATTATAATGCAGCGTCGGATGGCTTATTCACTCTTGCTACTCCTGTACTTGCAGGTCTTGGCACACCCACTAAGCAGTTTAGTAGCTGTGTTCTTATTCGTAGCGATGATAATCTTGACAGTATCTTTGCTAGTGGCGAGATGATGGCCAAGTATGCGGCCAAACGTGCCGGCATTGGCTTGGAGATTGGTCGCTTACGCCCGCTAGGCGCACCCATACGCGGTGGCGAGATCATGCACACAGGCATGATCCCATTCTTGAAAAAGTGGTTTGGTGACCTACGTAGTTGCAGCCAAGGTGGCATTCGTAATGCATCAGCTACAGTATTTTATCCCATATGGCACTATCAGTTTGATGACTTGATTGTGCTGAAGAACAACCAAGGCACAGAAGAAACTCGTGTGCGCTTCATGGACTACGGTGTTGTTCTAAGTGCGTTATTTTGGCGTCGCTTTAAGAACAAAGAAAACATTACCTTCTTTGATCCCAACGAAGTACCTGATCTGCATCAAGCTTTCTATAGCGATACAAAATTGTTCGAAGAGCTGTATGTCCGATACGAAAAGCGCAAAGACCTACGTAAGAAAACAATGAGTGCTGAAGAAGTATTCAAGTCGGGCTTGCTCAAAGAACGCACCGACACTGGTCGTATCTATCTTGTGTTTATTGACAACGTAATGAATCAAGGTCCGTTTGACCCTGAGTATCATACCATCTATCAAAGCAACTTGTGCTGTGAAATCTTATTGCCTACAGTGCCGTTCCAACGGCTCGATGACGACCAAGGTCGCATTGCCTTATGTACCCTGGGTTCTATCAACTGGGGTGCATTCCGTAACCCGGAAGACATGCGTCGTGCTTGTCGTATACTTCATCGCAGCTTAAACAACATCTTGGACTATCAAGACTTCTTATCAATACAAAGTAAACTAAGCAATGACGAGATTCGCCCCTTGGGTATTGGTATTACCAACCTGGCTTACTGGCATGCCAAACGTGGACTCAAGTACGGCGATGCCGATGCTTTAGCAGATGTTAAATCCTGGATGGAACATCAAGCGTTCTATTTGACAGAAGCCAGCGTAGAGCTTGCGGAAGAACGCGGTGCTTGCGATCACAGTAGCCAGACACGTTACGGACAAGGTAAGTTTCCTTGGGAATTACGTGCTGCCGGTGTCAACGAACTTGCAGACTTCACAGCAGAACTTCCTTGGGAACCATTGCGTGAACGCATGATTAAATCAGGTGTACGTAATGCCACGCAAATGGCCATTGCTCCTGTGGAATCCAGCAGTGTTGTTATCAACAGTACCAACGGTATTGAACAGCCAATGAGCTTGATCACTGTCAAAGAATCAAAAGCCGGATCATTGGTACAGGTTGTTCCAGAATACCAAAAGTTGAAGAATCGTTATCAACTGATGTGGGAACAAACAGACTGTGTTGGCTATTTAAAGACTGCGGCAGTGTTGGCAGCTTATGTCGACCAGTCAATTTCAACCAACACATTCTACAATCCGGCACACTGGGCAGATCGTAAAGTGCCAACTACATTGATTGCTAAAAACTTGATGCAGGCACACCATTGGGGTTTAAAAACATTCTACTACAGCTTGATCAACAAACAAGGCAGCAAAGCCGCAGCAGAAGATGCACCAGTGATGCTAGAAGCTGTTGATTTTGATGATGCAGAAGACTGTGAGGCCTGCAAACTCTAGCTATGAATAGTTTTGAAAAGATATGGGCCAGGGCAACTGGGCATTTGATGGGTAATACCGACGATGATCGACCAGATGTTCCTATTCTTACACTTAGAGAAGCTCGTATAGCACTGTTTCTTAAAACTTTTTGGGTCATTATACATGTGGTAACTTGCATTTTTATTATTGCAAACATACTTAAAAATTGGTAAATTATGAGCAACGCACAATACAACTTAAAAACAAAAACAGACTATCTAAATCGCAAGATGTTTCTGGATCCAGCAGGTCCGGTTACTATTCAACGCTTTGAAGAAGTCAAGTACAACAAGGTTGCCAACTTTGAAACTACAGCACGTGGTTTCTATTGGGTACCAGAAGAGATCAGTCTGACTAAAGATGCAGGTGACTTTAAGGATGCCAGCGATGCTGTCAAGCATATCTTTACCAGCAACTTGTTACGTCAAACAGCCCTAGACAGTTTGCAAGGGCGTGGCCCTGCACAGGTGTTTACACCTTGTGTAAGCCTGCCTGAGCTGGAAGCCCTAATGTACAACTGGAGCTTTTTTGAAACAAATATTCACAGTCGCAGCTACAGTCATATCATTCGCAACATCTACAACGTGCCCAAAGATGTGTTTAACACAATTCACGACACAGAAGAAATTGTGGGCATGGCAAGCAGCGTGGGCAAGTATTATGACTACTTACACAGATTAAACTGCCGCAAAGAACTCAACCCTGATAATGTCACAGAGAAAGAACACATTAAGGCAATTTGGCTAGCACTACACGCCAGCTATGCATTAGAAGCATTCCGCTTTATGGTTTCGTTTGCTACAAGTTTAGCAATGGTTGAGAATCGTATCTTTATCGGCAACGGCAACATCATTAGCCTGATCCTGCAAGATGAACTGTTGCACAAAGGCTGGACAGCTTTCTTGATCAATCAGGTGGTCAAAGAAGATCCACGCTTTGCTGAAATCAAGGCCGAGTGCGAAGCAGAAGTGTATGAAATCTACAAAGATGTTATCCGCGAAGAAAAAGATTGGGCTGTGTACCTGTTTAAGAAAGGTCCTGTAATTGGACTCAACGCCAATATCTTGATGGACTTTGTAGACTACACAGCAGTAGATGCGTTAAAACAAATTGGCATCAAGTATCAAGGCACAGCCCCACGTACCACTCCAATTCCTTGGTTTAACAAGCACACAGATATACACAAGAAGCAGTCAGCATTACAAGAAACAGAATCAACAAATTATGTAATTGGTGTCATGAGCGATGACCTTGATTACGATCAGCTGCCCAGCTTATAATCATGCCAGTCGCACAAGAATTTGTTTACAAGACCCAAGATGGACAGCCAGCTGTGCCACTACACAAATGGATAGAAACTCTACCCATGGCCGAGCAAGCTCAGTTTCGTGCTGCCGAACTACGACAGTTTGATTTGAGAGATCAGGCCGTTGCTCGCGGCGATCTTGTAGTGGTCGAAGGATCTGGTGCTGTCAATGACAGAGTATATGTTTGGAAAGACGAAACCACTGCTGCACAAGGAAAAGGAACTGATCCTGAATGGCTGGCATTTTTTACCCGATACCAAACGGAAAACGGCATCACGTTTGAATTGATAAACAAATCCATTTGATGTTGACACACTAAACAAAAACTGCTATAATTTAGACTAGGAAATTGATATGTTAACAGTATACACAAAAAATAATTGTCCATTTTGCGATCGTGCGAAAGCTTTGCTAGAAAGCCGCGGTGTAGAATATCGTACCATTAATCTTGAGGATCAACCTGACGCTAGAGATTTTTTAGTTGATCAAGGGTTGCGTAGTGTTCCACAAGTATTCAACGGTACAACATTGTTACAAGGTGGCTATCAAGGACTTGCTGGACAACCCGAAGAATTTTGGACACAACTTAAAGGATAACAATGAAGATTGAAAAAGACGAAATATTGGTTTTTAAATTAAACAGCGGCGAAGAGCTGATTGCCAAGATTGTGGAAGTAACTGATGGTATGTTTATTTTGAAACAGCCCATCAGCATGGCACCAACTCAGCAAGGCCTGCAAATGATGCCCAGCATGTTCAGCGGCAACTTGGACAAGGAAATTGTTCTGTATGGCGCAGCCGTTTCCATGATTGCTGACGCCAAGGATGATATCAAAACCAAATATATTGAAGTAACAACCGGCGTAGTAGTACCGCCGGAGAAGAAGATCTTAGTAGGTTAAGCGTTACGCTTGAACAGGAAAAACAATCTGTCTTGATCCTGTTTAAGAGTTTCTAGAGTTAAGTCGAACTGCTTGGCTAACTCGTAAGCAACATCGAAGGACCATGGGAAAATTTCAACCCATGGTCCATTTTTATGACTGTGTCCTGGGTTGCAACGCATCCACAAATGACCGCCTGGTGCCAGCAAGTTGATAGTGGCAGAGAACCGTAGTTCAATATCTTCCCTGCTGTTGAAGTTGATTGAACCCAGGGCAATCACATGATCAAAGCTAGCAGGCTCTACATGATAATCCAAGATGTCGACCATGAAGTCAGCACAGTTGTTGTAAGGATCAATACCTATGAGATTAGGAATACGTCCTTTAAAGGGATTGTATCCGCAACCCACATCCAATACTTTTCGTGGATTCATACGACAAATTTCTTCTGCAACACGATATCCAGTCCAATGATATTTTTCTGTACGGGGCTTCCATATCTCACCAAAGAACCACGACAAGTAACGTACATCGGTTCTGTTAACTAGATTAGCAATAGTGCCTTCTATTTCAACAGGTACATTGAATGTAGAACTTAAATCTTGCTGAAACTTTAGTTTGCGTGCCGGAGTCCAAGGCAATTGATCTAACACAGTGTCTTTGTTGAAATCGGCACGAATTTCTGCGTATTTTGGTAAATGCCAGGTATCTTGTAATTTTTCTAAGATACAATTAAAAATTTTGCTATTCATTAAAAATTTCCTATTTTGATAAATAAATTTGTTAAACAAATAAATTTTTGATATATAGTATTAATTATCTTGCAAAATCTTCTGCAATATATTTCTCTCTCAACACGGTAACTCGATGGATTATGTGATTTGGTGCCTGCTTGGTACTGTTTATGGAATGATTATTGGCATCATGCCAATGGCTGGGGCCACCACAGGTTTATTAACTGTGTTTGGACTCAGCAGTTACTTTCTTGCAGATCCTTACTTGGGCATTGTGTTTTTAACCAGTCTAATAGCAGCATCGTCAACTGGCGACAGTTTCACCAGTATCTTGACCGGAATACCCGGTAGTAATTCCACCGCTGCCAGCATTATTGATGGATACAAGATGTCGCAGCAAGGACAGGCTGCTCGTGCCATTGGCATTGCCATTATGGATTCCACTGTAAACGGAGTGCTGTGGGGCACAATAGCATTTGCACTGATGCCATGGTATTCCAAATTGGTATTGGTATTTGGTATTCCGGAGTTTATGGCGTTCATGTTGATGGCACTGGCCTGTGTGGGATTCATTACCAGCAAAAATGTGCTGCTGAGTTTGGTGGCCATCGGCCTGGGCTGTTTTCTAGGTATGATTGGGCAAAACCCTGCCACGGGAGTTGTGCGTTATACCGGTGGTTGGGAATATCTCGGAGCCGGCATACAATTGATTCCTTTGATTGCTGGCTTGTTTGGTATACCAGAAGTCATGTCGGGATTTAGAAAATCTGCAGTACGCCCAGAACCCATTACAGATTATTGGCCGCAACTGTTTCGTGGGTTCAGAGATTGTGTGATGCATTGGCGTGAAGTTTTGCGTGGTGGATTCATTGGATTTGTTTCAGGCCTGCTGCCAGGAATTGGTGGATCGGTAGGCGACATCATGGCCTATGGTGCCACAGTGGCTAAGAATCCCCGAGAAACATTTGGCAACGGCAACATCAAAGGCTTGCTGGGCTGCGAAGGTGCCAACAATGCACAAAAAGCTTCCAGCATGGTTCCTACTGTGTTGTTTGGCATCCCTGGTGCACCATTTGCAGCCATTATGATGGCCATATGTGTTTACTTTGGAATGGAATTGGGCACACCTGAAACACTCAAAGACACTGCATTTTTCTGGAGCCTGGGCGGAGCATTTATTGCCAGCACGGTATTAGCATTTTTTATTGCAATGTTTACCACACGCATTGTGGTCAAGCTGCTGGAAATACCCTACTGGATTTACGCTGTTGTGATCTTGTCCATTATTGTATGGAGTTGCTTGGAATACACTGGAACTGTGAACGATCTTTATATTTTGGCATTGTGCAGTGTGTTGGGCGTGGCTTGCAAAAAATTTGGTATCTCACGCCCAGCAGTGATGGTGGCATTTATCCTGGTAGAGAAACTGGAAAATTACATTCAGCAAACTCAAGCCTTGTACACCATAAACGAATTGGCAACACGACCCATATTTGTGTCTCTAACCGTTATTTCTCTAGTCATTGTAACTTACAGTATTTTTAGACCCAATCGCGGGTTAGCATATCATTAAAGGAGATTAATATGCGCAACATAGTAAAATTGATCATTGCTGGATTGGCTGTTGTAGTCAGCACAGCACATGCTGAGTATCGCATGATTGTACCACAGGCACCCGGAGGTGGCACCAGTGTTTGGGCCAACATTGTTGCCCGACATTTAGAAAAGCATCTGGGAGAAAAAATTGTAATCCAGCACATTCCTGGGGCCAAAGACATTCCTGGCTTTAACGAGTTTCACAACAAGCTAAGAACAGATCCCAAAGTGATCATGGTCAGCCACGGCGGCAACGGCGTCAGTTATCTGGTAGACCAAATTGACTATGACTACAAGCACTACGATTCCATTGGCATGCAGAATCTCAACATTGTATTAGGACATGCAGCTACAACTAATCCTGAACGTGATCGTATACGTATTGCTGGTGGCTCGGGACTTGAACCCGACGGCATGGCCATTGCCATGCTGGTCTGCGGCAACTTGCCCAAGAAAGAAAATTACCTGGCATGTTGGAAAAAACATGTGACCTGGGTCAACGGAATCAAAGGTTCAGAACGCAGATTGGCATATCAGCGAGGAGAACTCAACACAGTGAGAGAAACACCGGCTGCTTGGATCAAACACTATGTCAACAAACCCGACAGCAAGATTTGGTATCACCACGGTGTGTTAGATTTAGCAACAGGTCAGCAGCAAGAAGATCCTAACTTTCCTCCAGGTTTTCGATTTGAAGATGTCTTCAAACGCATATACGGACAAGAGCCTCGTGGCGAATTGTATGAAGCGTATACACTGCAAAGAAACTTTAGAGATGTGTTACAAAAGGCTTTGTGGGTAAACAAAGGTAATCCCAATGCAGAAAAATTGCGAGCAGCACTTCGCAGTATGTTAGCCGATCCCGACGCAGTCAAAGCATTAGAAGCAGACTCGGGTCGTTACACATGGATTGTCGGCGCAGACGGTAATCAAGTTGTAGATCGCTTGCGTAAAAATATCACTGAGAAAAAATTGCAGACTTTGGTTTGGTGGCACGACAATGCTTATCAATTCAAAAGCGTTTACAAACCTGAATTGGTGATCAAATGAAATATATTTTTATGGCAGGTGCACCGGGATCCAAGTGGTCCAGTGTCAGCAAGAACATTTACTTTAGTCCCAGTATCGATCGTAGTGACGCAAGTCCTGAACGCGAATACTGGCACAGTGCTTGGGGAGAACCACATTTGATGCATATGGGCGCATACTTTGATCCCGGCATGGAATTTGGCGGATTCTTTGATCGACTAAACGAATATACCAAAGCTGAATGTGAAGCAGAATTTGATCGTCCATTTTCAGGTGAAGGTGTACGCATTGTTAAGAGTCATGTGTTTGCGCATCATATTGATTTCTTAAAGCAGCATTGGCCCGAGTGTCCTGTTATTCTGGTACACAGAAACGACGATGCTTGCCTGGGCTGGTGGGTCAAGTGCGGACACTTTGACATCACATACCCCAAATATGATAAGTATTACGTAAACTTAAGAAACATGGCCGGCATCATTGCAGATCAAAATCGTGACATCTTGGCAGCATGGAAAGACAGCTATTACATTGGTGACAACCTGACCTTGGCAAGAACCTTGGGTATCGAACCACCGCCAATGGAGTATTATCAAAGTTATAAAAAATCAGACATAGAGGTAACAGTCGTATGAAAAGCTCCTGGGACGAAACAAAAAAACGCAGTCAATATCATTTTGATAATCAACAATTTGATCCCGATCAAGATCGTGTTGTGCGCTTGGGATTTATTGAACCCTGCTGGGATTCAGAGTTGGCAGACATTGTGGCCAACTCGCGGTCTGCTACTTGGCGCACACGGGGTGCTGCGGGCAAAAGCCGTCCTGAAGAAGAACTAGCCGCTGAAGACTACGACCTGGAACGTGAAGGCTACGGTAAAGACTATGTGATTAGCAATCTCAACTGGGCAATTCCTCCTGTGTTACAAGATATTGCTGACCGCTTTGCCTTGGAAGATTCCATGGCTCGTATTCACGTACAAATGCCTGGTCAAGTTTGGAACCTGCACCTGGACAAGTTGGAAAAGTGGAATCCCGACGATCCCGACAGTGTGCTTCGTGTACAAATACAGCTGACTGATTGGGAATCTGGACAGTTTTGGAGTTATGGCAACTACTGCCATAGTCGTTGGCGTGCCGGCGAAGTGACCACATTTGATTGGCAAAATCTACCACATGCCACAGCCAATGCCAGCCATCACCCAAGAGTAACGCTGCAAGTAACTGGTGTTCGAACTCCGGCTACTGACCAGTATCTTGCACAACTGGCCAATACATAATACACCTGTATTTCTCTCGATAAATATACAACTTACGAGAGAAATACTATGCCAGCAGTAGCAAGACAAGGTGATGCCGGGGCTGTACATTGCAGTGGATACACAATTGCTGCAGGATCCCCAGATGTGTTTGTTGATGGGCGGCCTGTGGCTCGCGACGGCGATTCCAGCACAGTGCATCAAAAACCACAGGGCAACAAGTGCGTACCGCATGTGAGCAAAATCATAGCTCGTAGCAGTTCTGTTTTTGTGAATGGAAAGCCCATTGCCACTGTAGGCGATCGTATGAGTGAATGCACACAAATAATTCAAGGCAGCGAAAGTGTCTTTATCGGATAAACAATGAGTCAAGGTCCTTATAGTTCAGTAATGTTGATTGCCACTGATGGCCTACTGCAAAACCAAGGTCTCGTGATCAGTGGCAACTTGACAGTGGCCATTAATGCTTATGCCAGTACCACTGCGGTCAGTGACTATCTTGGTATACTGTCATCGGCTGCTGCCAATGTGGGCACAGCCAATGATCAAATCACCACCAGCACTTTTAGTTCTTTACAGAGCCTGGCGGCCAACACACTGCCAGCCATTACTGATGCAGTGCCTGCTGCGTATGCCAACACCTTGCCTATTGGCAACAGTGCCACAGGGTTTTCGGGTCTGGTGACCACACAGGCAAACTTAATCTTGGGCAACGGCGACCTGGGCAAGTTTGCACAGGTATATGGTCAGTGTCAAGGCTATATTGTACAAAACAATCCCATCATCAACAGTGTAAAAAATTCTGCGGTGTTGGACACAACCTTTACCAGTATGAACAGCATAACTACAGGTGGCATTAGCGACATCAATAGAAACTTGCCGACATTTGGCGCAGACTTGGCCAAACTAGGAACTGCTTGGGCCTTGAACAAATTACCGCTGTTTGGATATCCCTGGGTGTTACTGTATCAAATGTCACAAGCTGGCGGTATCATGCCAGAATTGACACAACAGTTAATCAATGCTGGAGTTACTATAGATGACCTCAGTTCTATACAACGCGGATCTGAAGTGGCTGGATCAGTGGATCTGTTGATTTATCAAGTCATGACTCAAGTCACAGGCGACCTACTAGATCAGGTCAAGCTGCTGTTGAGTGTGACCACTGAAAACTTGTCCACAATGGCTGACCTGTTGAATCCAGTAAAGAGCCTGCCCAACAGTTACTTGGGTCTGACCAATTTAACACCCACTGGTACTGATGTCAGCCCCACTGCCACGGTGCTCAGCAATGTGTATGTTTCTGCTGCCACTGTCAACAGCAATCTGCTGTTAGTGTATGGTACCAGCCCAGCCTACGTTGGTTTATCTAAGATTATACCACCAGACCAGGCCTTAGCTGCGCAGGCCATTGCTGACAGTTTGCAACAGGTCAAAAACATTTTTCAACTGACCTTGCCAGTGTTGGCCAGAACAGTAGCAACAACTGAAACCAACTCGGGCTTGGGAGATATTACTGCCCTAACAAAACCTGTTCCTGCCAGTGTTGCTTCCAACATCAACAGTACCTTGGCCACAGGAACAGGTCCAAACGGTACACTAACCTTGTTTGACTTCATGGGTGCCACTGCTGGCGTACCTTATACTGCTGAATTCACTTCCGTGACCAGCACCATAAACTACATGCAGTCAGCCAATGCTCTCTACACCTTAACTGACGCCACCAACGGCGTTTATACCGTAATGCAAGACACACTAAACGGTGATTATACCACGGTAGTAAATCCCAGCCCCATCGAAATCACCATCACTATCCCACCAGGCTTGCCGGGAGCAGGAACATATGGCAACTTGGATGCTGCTTTCAGTACCGGTCTAATACCAGCCGCTGCCAACCTTATTGCCAACGTGGCCGCAAACAACGCCAGCAACACCAGTAGTCTCAATACCAGCTTTACCACAATGGCTCAGCAGTTGAGCGCAGAAACAAATAACTTGGTTCTTGCACAAGTGACATTTACAGATCTTGCTGCCAACTCCAGAAGCAGCGTCATGAGTCTCAGCAGTAGTCTGCACGACATTGGCACAGATGTGGCCCCAAAAGGTCAAAACGATTTCTTTACAGCAATCACTGACACTTCAAATCAGTACGGGCAAGCCATTATTGCCAGCTTTAGAGAAGGCAGAAATATCAAGGTATTTGACACAGCTGGAATAGGTTCTGACACCCAAATACCTGCAACTTCTGCATAATTGTTGTTGAAAAACAACACATTTTGCTGAGATTTTGGTTGACCCAAAATCGCCCCAATGCTATACTGTTTTTACAGTAAACAAACAGAACTGGCAAACATGAGCGAAGATAACAACAACTACGTCAAACTTAAATCAAACTGCAACCAATGCGGTGTTGTAATGACATATGGTTGGACTTTGACTTGCGCTGCCTGTCAAACCAACAACAAACTAGATCAACAAAACAAACTGATAGCACAACAGGCATCTGCTGTTGGTGGCGGTGGTTTTGGTGGTGGTTACAGCGACACTGCTCCACCACCCTGGCCTC